GGGAGACGTTGTGTGAACTTTTCTTCCACAATTGGAAAATGTGGATGCTCAATGAGCAGAGTGTAATTTTCATGGGGAGGTCTGTACCCGCATCCCCAATCATCAGTCTTGTGCGGTAAAGGAGAAGGGAGAACGAGACGTTTCGTTGCATGCGCGGGGAAAGGAAGGGGGCCCAAGTAACCTTTGGCCCCGTGGTACGGTAAACTCTCATTCAGATTCGAACAACGCCCGACATTGGGTGGTCGACACAACACATGGCAAGGCAGAAACACTCATCAACTGCACACTCAGTCGCTCAACTTCCAGAGGATCAACACCATAAGCCGCACAAAAGTCTTCGACACACGAAGGGTGTGCAAAAGCAGTAAACGATAGGCCAGCAGACCGCAAAATCTGGGAGTTGACGTCGGTTTGTCGCGCACGCAACAGCAAAACCTCATCGGGGACGGTCACACGCGACGTTAAGCGCAACACAGATGAAACGTACTCACGCAACACGGGCGTGGACACGAATAAATCTCGGTAGGCAAGGGCGACGCCTCTTGCCCACTCGTTCGGACGTTCTTGCCAGTCCAGCGCCCACCCCAGTTTGCAAAGTGTTCGTCGTGCATCCGGCACGAGAATCCAACGTTCAGCACCGCAGTTGTCGAGCACTCGGGTGACCACCCCACCCAAAAACCGCGCACCCAAAGGGTGGTTGGACTGCCCGTGGGTCAATTCAAATCCAAAACGATGGAAAGCCAGCACAAACTGATCAAGGGGAAAGTCACGCCGCGAATGCAACACAAACGTGTCATCACCACACACGAGCACACAGCACTCAATGCCAAGGCGCGACAGGAGTGTGCGCATCATTATGCCGTTCAAAAGTGTGTTGCCAAGCGATGTGTTCGCGTCCCCTGAGTTGCGCCTGCCAACAAACGTGAAGGCTGACACAACCCGATCCTCGACCATGAAACGTGCCCTTGACCTCGCTTGCGCCTTGAGGACGGTCTGCGCCAATGGCGGCAAGTCCATCATTTCCCCATACAAGCGCCGTTCGAGAGCCAATGCACGGGGATGTATCCTGGAATCCATCTTGGCGTAGTCAAAATCGACCACACTCGTAAAGCCCCGGGCGGCCCATTTTTGAATGACCGCTCCCACTTCACTCGATGTCCGGCCGGATGCATAGTACAACGACACACATGACACCGTGGACGGTTCACCATCCCAACAAAGTTTCATTTGCTCGGCGAGAGCACATGTCGATGGCCCCAATGCGACCTGAGCGTGTGCTGAGGTGGCAGAAATCGCCCGCCCCGCGTA